CCCTATTTTCACGGGTAGAAACCTCAGTAGTAGCACATAGCGATTCTATGGTAAAAGCATTGGCAGATGGAAAGGCCCACCTATCAAGACTTTCTATTCCTGGAAAAGGTTCTGGACAAGGAGACCCTAGAGTTTCTCCATGGTCCACCATTGAGATCAGAAACACAGGAGATAATTCAGACGGATTTTGGATTGTTAAGACCGCTGTTCACGAGATGACCTTGGATGGTAAATACTTTGTAGATTTTACCTGTGCTACAGACGGCTTTGGAGCCAACCAACCAAGCATCAGCCGTCCCGCTACTGCTGGAGTAGTCCCTGCAGTAAACCTTAATAGCCTAGTAACAGGCTCCAATCCATCTGGTTCCTATACACTTAGTGCTACAACACCGATTGTTTCTCCCACATCAACGGGATACAACATCACTCCTCGTAGATGGGTAGGTACCTCGATTGGCTAATGAAGTCGCTATTTCCTTACCGTTTATGATCGATCAAACAGGCAAAGTAGCCTTTGCAAGCACTCAAGAAGTGATCTGGGCTGATCGTGTAAAGTCGATAATTGGAACTGCAGTTAGAGAACGGATCATGAATCCAAATATTGGAACATTGATTCCTTATGCACTGTTTGAAAGCCAAGAAGATTCTATACAAGAAGTAAAGGCAGAGATCGAAAAAGCCTTTGCTATGCAACTTCCTTATCTAGTTTTGGTTAATGTAAATGTATCTTTAGATCCAACATCAAATGTAATAACTGCAGATTTGGAATACTCACTCCCTAACGGAACAGATGTCATTACTAATCTGGGAGTAATTTCGGTCATAGGAAATAAACCATCATACGAGGAGTTAGCATGACAACAACCCCCAATCAAATATCGACAATTCCAGTATCTATTGATTACACAGGTAGGGACTACTACTCGATTCGTCAACAACTTATCGCACGCATTCAAGCCCGTATCCCTAGTTGGACTGCTACTGATCCATCAGACTTTGGAATTGCACTTGTAGAAGCCTCTGCCTATATGGGTGATTTGATTTCGTATTACATTGATCGTAACGCTAATGAAAATTCCATCTATACGGCTACTCAACGAAATAGCGTACTTAACATCGCCCAAACGTTTGGTTACAACCCCGCTGGATATCGACAGGCTTTTGTTACCCTTACGTTTTCTAACCTAGCACAACAGGTAACTCTTCCAGTGACTTCTGCTACAGGAAGTGGAACTGCAATAACTTTTTCTGCATCAAATTCATTTGTAGTAAATGAGTATGTAACTATTACAGGGTTTACTACTACTGGATTCAATGTTACTACAGCCTTAATTACTAGTGCTACTGCTACTCAGTTTACAGTTGCAGGTACAACAACAGGTACAGAAACTCCAGTATCTGCGTCTGTCCTTATGACGCCTCCTAGCATCACATTTCCAGCAGGAACCGTAGTTTCAGGACAAGTAACTAGTGGGGATGTAGTAACTACTCTGTACTACACAACTACTGATGCTGTAACTATTGCAGCAAATTCTTCAAATACTATTTTGGCTACAGAAGGACGCCTAGTCACACTAGTCTCAACAACTGCTATTGCTACCTATGGTGAATTAATAGGTACATCAGATGGATCTCCAAATCAAACTTACTCACTATTAAATACTCCCACTGTTGATGGAACCCTTCAGGTCTATGTACAAGACGGTGATGTTTATTCTCAATGGACTCAAGTAGAGCATCTTACAGACTACGGTGCTTCTGATCTTATTTTTACAGTCTCACTTGATGAACGGGATGTAGTATCTATTACTTTTGGAGACGGTGTTTCAGGTGCAATACCTATCCCCTATTCACAAATTCGTGGGATGTATGTAGTGGGTGGTGGTGCTATTGGAAACATATCTACAGGAATTGCTACAAACATTTCTTATGTTCCAGGATTAACAGACACCCAAGTAACTGCTCTTAAAAGTCAGTTCAATGTTACTAATACGACTGCTGCTATAGGAGGTGATGACCCCGAGAGTACCGATCAGATTCGAATCTCTGCTCCCGCATCACTGCGTTCAGCCAACCGTGCAGTAACTCTTAAAGATTATTCAGACTTAGCGTTGAGAGTTAACAATGTAGGTAAAGCAAACGCCAGTGCTTCTACATGGTCATCTGTAACGGTGTATTTAGCACCCACCAGAAGCGCGGGAACAGCAGATCTACAACCTGGATTAGACTACCTAAATAACCCAACAAGTGAGTACACAACTCTTGCATCTACTGTGTCCTCATTTATGGCTGATAAGATCTTACTAGGATCATCTCTTACTACTCAACCACCTTTGTATGTAGATGTAGCCGTAGTTATTAATTTCTTACTAGATCCTAAATACGTGCTTTCTTCTGTAACTGCTTTAATTCTGTCTACTCTTAATGCAGTGTACGGTTACAACAGCATGAATTTCCAAGACACTATTTATCCTCAAGATATTGAGACTATAGTCAACACACTTGGCGGAGTTAAAATCTCTAAAGTAAATGCGCTCTATCGTTCAGGCATCAACATCACTGCTGCTACAGCCACGGGAACCTCTATCACGTATACAACAAGTGCTAACCATGGACTTATTGTTGGATCTACAGTATCTACAAGCGGACTAACTCCTTCAGGATTTAACGTTACATCTGTTCCAGTTACTGTTGTTCCAGATTCTACACACTTTACAGTAGCAAGCACTGTGGCATCTGGAAGTTCTACGGGTACAGGAGCAATGACTGCGTACACTACGCTAACAGGTGATCCCAACGAGATCTTTCGTTTACAGGTTGCTAACATCAATATTGGAACTATTTGATGGATTCAACACACCTTCATAGTGGGTTTTATAGAGGTATTGTCCAGGATAACGCTGATCCTCAAAAACAACGTAGATTGCGTTTGCTGGTACCTCAAACTACAGGCACTGGAAAAGATAGCGTAACTGATTGGGCATGGCCTGTAGAGCCTTCCAGTATCCACACTGGAGTACCCGCAGTAGGACAGGGTGTTTGGGTATCATTTGTAGGGGGAGATCCTGATTATCCAATCTGGCATGGAGCCTTTGGTACACACCAAGACAAAAGTAAACCACTATTAGTAACACCCTTATCTAATTCGGTATCTTTATCTGGGCTAACTAACTACTTAGTAACTGTGACTAAACAAGATGGAACAGCAGAAGTGGATCTAATGGCAACACTTCTTGCTATGGCTAAAACTATCGCTGATTATCAATCCAGAATAACGTCTTTAGAATCTCAAGTCGCCTCATTCCATAGCAACTTGGGTTCAAGGACACTTTCAGGACACACGCACACAACCAACGGTTAATAGTTCAGCAAGTAAAACGGAGGCAAAACCCCGAAAATAGGGGTACAGATGTAGAGAGGAAGTTACATGGCTTATTATCCAAGTAGCATCAAGAACGACTTCACCACCAAAGTAAACTTTGTCACGACAGTAGGTGCTGCCGATGTTAACGACTTGCAGGGTGAGGTAACGGCTCTTGAGTCATACCTAGGTACTAGCATCAACGTAGGTTCTGGTTGGGTTGGTACTTTTGACAATATCACTACTGCGTGGCCTACCCTCAAAGCACGTCTAGCAAACCTCGAATATGGATTAAACAACGCCCTTAATTCGGCTGTTCCTACTGGAGGAACTGCTGGTCAGACCCTAGTAAAGAATTCAAGCACTAACTACGACTTCGCATGGGCAACTTCAAGTGGTACATCTCTACCTAGCCAGACTGGTCAATCTGGAAACTACCTTACAACAGATGGAACGTCTGCATCATGGGCTGCTGTTCAAGCGACATTCAGTCCTTTTTTACTCATCGGAGCATAGGACTAATCAGTGACAAATTATGGCGTAGCAGTTTATGGGACCTCAGCCTATGGTCAATCAAATCAGATACCACTCACAGTATCTCCTATTACCCTTACTGTGCTGTATCCAACTGTCGTCGTTGTTAATTGGAATGCTCCAACAGGAACTTACTCAGCAATTCGTCTTGTAAGAAACCAAAACTCTATCCCAGAAACTGCAGAGGATGGAGTAATCATTTGGCAAAGTACAACTTCTGCAGTAACTAAAGTATCTTTTAATGATGGTGGAGGAATTGAGGACACTGCTGGTATTCCTATTGTTCCAGGTAAGCCTATCTACTACGCGATATTTCTCTTTACTAGTGATAACGTTTGGACTTCAGCAGGGGCAGTAAGTGACATCGTCCCCTCATCTCATGGATCTACTGATGCTTTATTTAGAAATCTTCCCAGAGTTTTTACTACTGCAGAACAAAGCCCTCTTGGAGAGCCAGACTATACCTCGGATCTTTATTCATTTTTAGATGGCATGGGATTTACGTTAGATGAATCCCTTACCTTATTAGACTTGCTTCTTCCAGACCATACTCGTATCAACACCCCTATCAGTTTACTTTCTATTGAAACTGCCAATTATGGATTAACTCCTGAACCAGGAATGGCTATTAAAAATCAAAAACAATTAATTCGTGAAGCCATCTACCTATACACGCACAAAGGAACTCTTCCTGGATTAAATACCTATGCTGCATCTCTTACTGGGTATTCTCCTACCATTACAACCTCTAGTAACTTGCTATTGAATGTTCAAGATTCCACCTTCTATAAATCAACAGGTAATTGGAATCCAACTAATGCCACCATATCTTCTAGTCAGGATGAGGCACCCGTCGCACAACTGACCACCAATTACATTGACCTAAACTATTCTTGCAAGATTGTTGCTACGGCTGCTGGTTCTATGACACTAGGTAAAGACTCTCCGATACTTAAAGGCGTACCAATTACTCCTGGTACTCAGTACACGTTATCTGCTCAAACTATTTCTCCGACTAGTGCTGGTACTGTTACTCCTTCTTTACAGTTCTATGACCGCTTTGGAAAACTAATTGGATCCAGTATTTCTGGAACTGGCGTTGCTGCTAATAACACCTGGAAACAGATCACACAAACAGCAACTGCATATAACCAATACACCGCTTACATCACTAGTGCAGTAGGCGTAGCGGGATCTACCAATGTAACTACCTATACAACCTCTGCTCCCCACTCCCTTACTTCTGGAGAAGTAGTGACTATCTCTGGGTTTACTACCACAGGATTTAACCATGTTGGTGCAACTATCACAGGGGTTACTACTACTACCTTTACTATCTCTAGCACATTTGCTGGGACATCCGTTAGCACAGAGTCAGGTATTGCTCAGGCTACATCGAATAACTCGGACGCATGCTATGCAGGTATCACCTTCTCTTGGTCTGCTGCTGGTACGTACTACATCGATTGCGTAAGTCTTCAAGCAGGATCTACGGCCTCCTACAACGAGGCTCGTGCAATCGACGTATTTCTTAACCCAAGTAAAACTAACTACATTAAGAATCCCTCATTTGAAGTGAACGTTACAGACGGTTGGACACTAACAGGTACGGCTGTAGCCACCCAGATTTCAGATGTACCAATAGGGGTGTACTCAGGTACAAAAAGCGTACAAATAGTTGCTACAGGTGCATGGACGTATATCTCAAACGCAGTTCCAATTACCGCAGGAACTTACCATACGGCTTCTGCATACGTGAAGTCTTCTACAGATATGACGTTACATTTCATCGGTAAAAACTCTGGTGGAACTACCATTGATGATGACATATTTGATTTAGGCATTATTCCTGCATGGACATTAGTCTATGGAACTGACTTAACAGATGCTACAGATCTTTCCACAGTTACATACCAAGTACAGTTCACTGGTGGTGCAGGTACATTTCATATTGATGCTGTTCAATTTGAGAACACATTCAGGTTTAATCCTACAACGACCCCCCATTTTACCCCCACTGATTACATCGATGGGTCACTTCCCGCTGCATTCGGTGCCACTTGGGGAGGAACTTCCAATAACTCGTACTCCTACACGTACATAAACAAGCCCCTAAAGGTTCTTACCCTAGCCAATACCATTACGGATTGGATTCCTAGCAACTCTTTTTGGCGTATCCGTACCTATGCAGGAGTGGAATATACCAACCTGACCGTGTAAGATCCCCCGTATGGTTGATCTACTTATAGCAGTCCTTATTACAGGCGTGGCTAATGCCTACGCAATTGAGTTACTGGGTTTACTTACCTACGATTTCTTGGGTAGTAAGTTTGGAACTAAGTTTTTGACCCTACCACTAAGCGTGGCAGGCATCTATCTCTTTGGATTTTGGGATAGGCAGACCTTCGTAGCAGTTCCTGCGACAACACTTACCGCAGTTCTCCTACTACGATGGATCAATAAGCCATCTGCAGTTCCCCTACGTGCTACCCGACGTTTGCCGCAGGTGCCAAACCTCCCATGACACGAATCATTATCCTTTCATTTGAAGATGTAGACGTTAGGGCTGGTGTTCTAGAACTCGTAGAAAAGTACCCTGACCCATACATTGTCTTCCCAGTAACTGATGACGAGAACTTTGTAGAGAGTGTCTGGTCAGTCATCAAAGAGAAGAAACTACCTTTCCACGCCTATTTTCAAACTCGAAATCCTTTAGTCGATAAAGTAATAAACGGCGCTAAGGACTTCACTACAACTGCCAACCCCGTAAAAGAAATTATCAAGCAGATTACATCTGAGGATGTCTTTGCCATCGCATGGTTTGACTCCATAGAAGATCACACCGCCCTCCATTCAGTCGAGGACTATGGGGTGGACTCGTGGGATATCTCCGATGGCTTGGCTGTACTGGAGATCCTTCATAAGGCTGATGAGTTCATAGACTCCGAGGAAGAGGTCATAGATCTTATCCAGGACTCTGTACTAAGTCTGATCGAACTCATGGCCTCCCTCATCACCCGACGGGTAGTCAAGATGCTAGAAGCGGATCTACCCGAGTACATATTCAGTGATGAGACCCCAGATGATGAGGATGAGGAGTAGTCTCGCCCCCGTGAAAATACCAGAGAGCGCCTTTTCTTCCGATCTTACGGATTACCAGTTCCGACTTCTGTCCTACCTATGCCTCAAATCCGACCTAGAAGGCCGTCTAAAGGTCTCAGTAATTGAGTTGGGTAGATCGACTGGCAAGGACAGTGATCGAACCGTCAGAACCGCCCTACAAGCCCTAGAAAGGGGTGGTTGGATCTCTCGTACCAAGTCCCGTAGAGCCAATGGATTTCAAGGAATCGACACGTACCAAATCACACAGAATTACCGCACTACAGAAGTTGTAAGTACGTCAGATTACCGCACCTCACATAGTAACGTGACTAATAGTTCAGATAGCAATACTGTAGATATACAACTAGTACCTAGTAGTCATAATACAAATAGTAATCAAATAAAAGACTTGAAGCCAAGGCTTCATAAGAGGAAGGTAGTAGTGAGTGTGAAACGGTATACGGATGACGGGGATGACTTGGCAGGCTTTGGACTTGTAGAGCCACGGGATAAGCCTCAGGCCAAGATCTCTAAGGCTGATCCTAGAACTAGGGGCAAGCGACCAGAGCATGAGTGGACTTCGA